AGACAACTTACCAAGTCCTTCGACTCAGTCAGTTGGAAACCCTTCGTGCCCTTTTGTCAGAAGTTTTTCAGCGAACTTTACCCCTCCTTCGAATACCGAAAATATTCTTTCGAATATTGGAACGTTGTTCGACCGAACTTTACGGCGAACCGTCAGCGCATGCATCAACGTGCCTACGAGTCCCTACACCAAAGTCCATTGTCATATAAGGATCTTTTTAGAAAAGCATTCATTAAGCGTGAAATCATGTCTAAAAGTGAACCTTATGATGTTCGACTAATATCAGGAGCCACTGATCGTTTCAACGCCTTCTTTGGTCCTCCATTGCTTGGATTCAGCAAAGGTTTGTCTGAATCTTGGAACAAAAACCACTGGATCTTCTACACAAGTGGAACCAACGCAGAAGACTTATCCGACTGGGTATTGTCCAGCTGTGACCGTCTCAATCTTGATTTTTCAAACTGTCTCAAAATGACCGCTGATGAATCCCGTCAAGACGCTCACGTTTCATCACAAGCATTGGCTTGGGAATATGAAATGTTAGTGTTCTTTGGAGTTGACGAACTTGTAATCGATGAACTTAGATCAACTGTTAATGTAGTTGGGTTCACCAGATTTGGTCAACGATACAAAAGAGAAGGTAGCCGCAATACTGGTGATCCAATCACATCTAGCGCCAATTCGCATATGAATGCCGTTAAATTTGTGATTGTTATGATCATATTATTGCCACCATTTGATTTATCCAACCCCCCTTTTGCCTTGGCTGTACAAGGTGATGATCTTCTTTCTCTACATACAGATGAAACAGAACAATATCTTGATCCCGAAGCGATCAAGTTCATTAATTCCCGTTTGGGTTTTAAAGTCAAATTCATCAGACTTACAAGAAATGTAGTCGATGTTGACTATTGTTCTCGGTACTTTTGGCCTACTGACACACACCCTTTAGGGTATGTTCCAGCTCCAAAAATAGCCAAAGTTTTGGCTAAAAATGGATTCTCCAAAAACCCAGTTAAAGATTACTACAGCCACAACCGTGGAATAGCCTTAGGTCTTCTCAGTGATGTCGCTCACGTTCCATTCCTCCGTGAATGGATTTCTAGACTCGTCGAAATAACCGAAGGATATGATTCCACACCACAATATAATCCTTACAAAATGCATTGTCGCTCGCCTCACGTTTCTAACTCGCTAACATGGGATCACTTGTTTGAACGCTATAATTTGACTCAGAATGATCTATCTAATTTTGTCTCGAATTTGAAAGAGGTTGATACTTTGCCTTATAAAATAAACTTTCCTGGTGATTTCAAGCAGATGCTTGAAACTGACTTGGCCTAGGTGCTAATTTCACATAACCCCCTGAACTCTCCAGCTTCCCTTTATATGAATGGACGCACTCAACGACTTCAACGAACTAAACAACATGTTAAAACCATTGTTAAAAGACGGCAAGCTAACTCACGGCGAAACCAAAGAAATAGCCGACACCGTCCAACAAGATCTAGGAAG